CAGTATCATAAGTGATAGCCGAACCTTCGTCTTTTACTGGAGCAGCACCAAATCCTGACAGCTTTAACTCTTCTTCGAAACTTCTTTCAGAGTTTTCAGTTGTATAGATTTCCTCATGCTCATTGTCATGAGTTGCGTACTCTTCGCCAAAGAGGGCATTTAATCCCGGTAGGAGTTGCTTTAACTCATTTGCTCTTGAAATAGCAGCCATAATTTATTCTCCTTAACCGATACCAGTTGCGTTTAACAACTGATGTCCTACATTAAACATTACGAGTACATCAGTTTTTGCATCACCAATGGCACTATCAGGACCTTCGACAAAGTCGATAATCTTTAGAGGTAGTGTATTGGTAGTGTTTGCTGTACTCCCATCGATTGCATTTTTGCTTGTGCCGATAGCTGTTGAGCCACCAGTCTGAACAACTGCGACATTCTTGCCCAAGTCATCTTGAGTAAGAGCTTCGTCAGATTGCATCTGCATTACTAAGAATGGGTCAGAAGCAACATATGCCATAATATCATCCGCAGCAGTTGATGCTGGGTAATATTGATTAAAAGTTGTTTGACCAGTTGAAGGGTCAGTATAGGAACAACCTAAGAATACTCCAATAGGAGTCATGGAAGTAGTTCCAGTATCCTTTTGGATTGTAGTGTTTGGGTTGTTATCTGCCCACTTAACAAAGTCACCATAAAAAATATCTGTGCCATAAGCATTGTTAATTTTATAGTGAGTAATCTTTGCGTTGTAAGCAGCCGATACTAAAGAGCCTACTGGTCTTGCACCCATAGGTGAAGCTGTTGAAGCCATAGTATTTTACTCCTCTGCAATACTGCAGAAAAAAATTATTAAATTAGACTCTAAGAGTCTTTACCAAAAGTCGTTTTTGATTTGCGTTCATATACTTCTTTAGTAGCCATCCTACTATCTTGGTCTTTAAAAAAGGTATTATCAACTGCTTCTATTTGTTGCTGTGCAATATTTTCAAAGTGCTTGTTCCTTTCGTCTACAACTTCCTTTGGTATCTTGCATAACAATAAACCAGCGATTTCAATATTACCTTTAGTTGCCCATTCAGATTGATGGTCCATCATATGTACCTGAAGCTCAGGGTGGTCCTCCAAACGACAAGGTTGCCATCCTTCACGAAACCTTCTTGATACATTAGGATTATCACTATTCCCTAAAAGAGAAGTTCTAATCCATCTGAAAACCCAGCCATCTTGTGGCTCAGGGTCAGGTAGGTTGCTTTCATTTTCCCAGTTCATTTTTCTCTGGGTAGCCTCTCGACTATCTAATCCCCTAGGGGAACGCTCTTGATTTGGAGATTCAATAATCTCTTCAGTTTTATTTTCGTCAGACATTATGTTGCCTCCTTTAATAATTGATTTGCATATTGCTCAGGACTAATTCCAAGTTGGCGAGCTAGCCTAACTTGTGTCTGAGTCAATCGTACTTGCGAGGGTTTTTTATTACTGCTTTCTCTCGATGCAGTTGCGACAACTGTTGAAGGTTGTCTTTTTGTTGGCTCTTCAGGTGCTTCCACACTTTCAGTAGCAACTCCAAAAAAATTTGGAAACTGTTTTCTCATAGCTATATCTACTTCTTCATAGTATTTATCAGCTTGAGCAATGGGGTCTATTCCTTTAGCTTTTATGGTTTGGTCTGCATACATTGCATAGCTAGTCATCTCTTTATGAACTGGCTCGCTTCCCATAAACCAAGGGTTCTTAGCTGCCCACTTTTGTAATTCAGGGTCTACCTGTTGTGGCTGAGGAGTTTGTTCAGCTTCAGGTATTACTAATTCTTTTTCAATCTCTTGTTGAACATTGGTTGCCATGTTAGTGGCTGTCTGTTCTGCTAGCACAGCTTTGGATAAAAGCTCTTGAGCCTCTGCCATTTTATCTGCATCGCCAGCTTCGTAAGCAGTCTTGTACATTGCTTGTGCATTTTGTTTTGCCCACAAAGCATTGTTAGCTGCTTGTTTATTTAAGACTTCTCCACCTTGGTCTACAAAAGCTTGTAGCTTTTGGTTTTCATTCATCAAGGTTTGTAGTCTTGCTATAGCTTCTTGTGACTCTCTTTGCGCAGCTTCTTTAGCTCTACGCTCTTCATGAAAATCATACTTAAGCTTGTTAATTCTATCGCCTGCTCTTTTAGAATAATCAGTTATCTCTGCATCAAGTGCATCATCTGAAACTTCTGTTTCTGCAGTCTCGTCTTTAGGCGGTCTCCTATCTTCTTCAGGTGTATCGTCTACAACCTCTACTTCTAAACCTTCTACTATAGAGTTATCTACTTCAGTAGTTTTGCCAAAGAATTTATCTTCTTCTGAAGTTGTTGGTGTATCAGGTATATTAGGTTCTTCATGTATTATTTCTGTTTCGCTCATGCTCTTACCACTCCTGTTGGGTCATCAACGACTGCTTCCACAGTATCGTCATTTATTAAACGAAACTCTTGTCCATACATTACTATCCTAGTTCCAGAATAAGCTCTAAAAATTACCCAGTCGCCTTTCTTACACCAAGGCTCTGTAAATCTTTTTGTATCCTTATACGCATCTGGTCCTAGCTTCATAACATACCCACAGATATTAGATACTTCTTCATCTCTTATTGTGGTAGACGCTTTGATAATACCACCCTCAGTTTTCTCATCTGCTTGTGGCATAGCAACTAAAATCTTCCAGCCTTTAGGTTCGGGTAATTGTTTCCTTTTATCTTCTTCTACAGGTGGTGTGATTTCTTTCTTTATTGCTTCTGTCATATTGCTTGCACGACTTTAGGAGTCGAGTTCCTATTCACGAGTATGTCTGTCTATCCAGTCAGCCAACTCCCTTTCTGCAAGGGCAATGCCCTCGATTATTCCAGAGAACCTTTTGTATTCAGCAAAGTCTTTCAAGTTTCCTGCACTCAAATGGTCTCTGTGTTCGCTTTTGATTTCGGTAAGTCTATCTTTCAGAAACTCTGAAAGTGATTGCTCTTTGAAATCAATCGCCATTATCCTTAGCACTTTGAACCATATCTTTCGCTATGTCAAGTCCTAGTTTGTAATCCTCTCGCTTTTTGCTATCTTCACGCTCTTCAACTTCTAGCAAATCTCTAGCAATATCCTGACCTATCTTAACGCCAGCAATCTGCTCTTGAGATGCTATCCTTTCTCTTTCTATCTCATCTCTGTTTTCTGCTTTCTCTGCATCAAGTTGTAGCTTCGCAGTATCAATAGCAATCTTTCTTTGTACATCAGCTTCCTTAACTGCAATCTCTCTATCTTTCATTTGCAGTAATGGGTCTTGTTGTTGTTCTTGTATTCTAGCTTGTTGCTGTTTAGCTTGTGATGTAATCGCAACTCTTTGTGCAGCTTCAGCAACTAGGTCAGATATTCTCTTTTCAACTTCAGGTGGAATAGGCTCTCCTTCAGGTGGAAGCGGTATACCCATTTCTTCTTCTACTTGTTTTCTAAACATCATAGTCAGATGCTCATTTACATATGCACTTGCATTAGCAAGGATAGCTGTTTGATTTGGACTTTCTTCAAGCTGTTCCAATATGTCTGCATTTTGTTGTGCAGCCACAATAGTTTCAATATGAGCTTCATGGTCTTGAAAGCTAAATGCTTTCACAGGTTTACCATTGATTAGATTCTGTACTGCAGTCACAGGGTCTACTGGTTTAATATCATCTGTGTCAGGAATAATATCTTCTACATTCCTTATGCCAAGTGTTTCGAGCATTTGTCTATGTAGCTCAGGCATATTGTAAATCTGTGGCGCAGATGTAGCCAACTGCATTGCAGCTTGATACTGCATAATTCTTTGTGCCATCGTTGAAGCATTAGGGTCAGATACTGGTAGCACATCAACTCGGTTATCAAAATCTTCTACCTTAATAAATTCATCATCATCCATTTCATATGGATATGCAGGCTGGGTAAAGTCTCTAACAATGCCAACAAGGATTTCAAATTCTTTTCTCATAGAAGCATGAAGCCTTGCTTGTACTGCTGACATAACTTTCATGTTTCTTTCAAGCAAAGCAAGAGTAGTTCCTACTGGTGCTTGGTTATTCATGTCAGATACTTTCATATCATTCATGCTAGCAAAACGCCTACCTTCTTCTACAATGTTTTGTAATAGTTGATACAAAGTTCCTGATGGTTCTTTGTATGGTAAGAAGGTTATGTTATCTCTAATAGCACCACCGGGAACATCAACATCTCTGAACTCTCCGGGCATTATAGGAGTATCATCGCCTTTTATTCTAAGACCTCTAGCCTTTAGACCACCCGGCAAGTTAGATAGTGTTCCAGCATCTACAAGCTGTCTTAAGATTGAGGTTGCTGATTTAGCTAAACCACCAACCATATGTATCAGACCAAAGCCATAGAAACCAAGACCCGGCAGATATTGATAGTGAACAAAGTGCATACGCCTAAGTTTCTTTGGGTCATCCTGAAAATAATTTCTTCTGATACTTAATACTTGACCGCTAGGATAATCAATAGATACAACATAAGGCAAAGCTATCCCAGTTTGTTTGCCATCAGCCATATCTTCATAACCTTCTAAATCAAGGTCTACCTGCATTTCTAAAATAGTATGCCTATCATCGTAGTTATAAGTTCTGCTTTCGCCAGTCATCTCATCATACTTCTTGCGAATATCAGACTGATTATCTGCTGGCTCAGGTATATCTATGTCTCTGTAAAATCCAGCTACTTGCATCTTACGAACTTCGTTAGATGATTTGTGCATTACATGAGTTGCACGCTGACAAGTTTCTAAATCGCTTGCGCCATAATTAACTACAACATCTTCTGCTGGTACAAAAATAGAAGCAGGTCTTTCTAGGTTAGGGTCATAATAAACTTTTCTAAATGCAGAACCTGCCAAGGGTAAAGAGAATAACATCTTCTCTGTTTCAGTTCGGTACTCTGACATCTCGTGTGTCAAAAGATAATTCAAATAATCTTGTACTCGACCAGCTTGTTTTGTTTTATCTTCTGTAAGCTTACCAACAATCTTTGTTCTTACTGGTCCTTGTGCTGGGAACATCTCTGCAATAGATTGCGATTGAAACCTAATAACTGCTTCACTCAACATTGGATGGAATACACCACAAGCTCCCGCCCAAGGTGTAGTTCTTTCTTCAATCTTCAAACCTAGTTGGTCTAAACCTTTGACATAGCTTTCTTCCCATTCAGAACGAGAGTCTTTGTCTGCTTGATACTGACTAATCAAATCACTACCTAATTCATTCAGGGTTGATTCATCCATATAGTCAGCAAGGTTTGAATCAAAGTCCTCAGCCATTATGTTTTGTTTATCAGGCTCAAAATCTATAATCATCCCTCCATCATCGGTAGCTATTGCTACCGAATCAGGATTATCTATGGAGATTGATAATTCTTCTTGCTCAGGCATTTCGTCTGTACCAGCTATGGGAGTTGCTGGATTATCTCTTTCTATTGCCACTTAGTACCTCAGTAATAGTCTGCGACTTTATTATGTTCTAATGGTTCTTCTTCCTCGTCACTATCCAAAGGAATAAAACCACCTTGTCTAAATCTTAACAGAGCTTGCGTGCTGCTATCAACTAAATCATCATGTTCCATATTAGGAAATCCTGCAAACTCTTCGACAACTTCTTCTGCCCAACGAGTCTCAGGACACCATACTACTCCTGATGAAAATAAATCTGATACAGCATTTACTCTCGAAATCTTATCATTACCTCTGCTTGGCGTATATTCTTGTACTGGTATTCCTATAGCACGCAGTTCAAATATCAAAGGCATCCCTGCTGCTTTTGCCTCAACAATGAAAGCATCGGGTTTGAATTCTTTATACTTATCCATAGCTTTTACTTTTAGCTCTGGAAACTCTAGCCTATCTTTGTAGGCATCTAGCAATATTACATTGGGTGCTAGCATCCCTTCATCGTTTTCTTTATAGAACACTCCCCATGTAGTACAAGCAGAATAGTCAGCACGCTGGTTCTTCATAAAGGCAGTATCCCAAGATTGTATTATAAACTCACAGTCTGGTGGATTTCTGCCTTCCCATGTTTTCCACCATTCCCTCTTAACCAAAGCACTCTCTTCTGCTGTAGGGTCTTGCTGATACTGTGCTTGCCATTTGCTATTAGGCAGTTCTGCTCTCAAAGCTTCTAATTCTGTGAGCGACCAAAACTCTTCCCACAATGGATTACCTGAAGGCATGATGGCTGGGAGTTCTATTACTTCCCATTGGTCTGCACCACCTCGCTTTATGCTAGCATCTATAACCTGACCAGTTAGGTCTCGCTGATGCCATCTTGTCATTACCACAACGATAGCGCCATTCGGTTGCAAACGCTGTCTTGGTCCTGATGTATACCACTCGTAAGTTCTATTGAATACATTGACATCGCCACTCGCACCCTCTTGTTCTGAATGAGGGTCATCGATTATTAATAGGTCTGCACCTTTACCAGTCACCGCACCGCCTACACCTATCGCAAAGTATTCGCCACCTTTGTTGGTATTCCAACGACCCGCAGCTTTACTATCTGCTTGCAAACTGACATCAGGGAATATCCTTTTGTAGTCTTTACTGTTCACAAGGTTTCTAACCTTCCTACCAAAGCCAACCGCTAATTCTGCAGTATGGGCAGTCTGGATTATCTTCTTATCAGGTGAACGCCCTAAGAACCACGCAGGAAGCAAATAAGAGGCGAACTCACTCTTGGTATGTCTAGGAGGCATATTGATAATTAAACGCTTTATTTCGCCTCTAGCGACCTTCTCGAAAGCCTCAGCCATTATCTCGTGATGTTTACCATGAATAAACGCTGACCACATCTCTTGTACGAAGTTCAGGTAGTTATCGTGGGATAACTCTCTCTGCTTCGCATCCTCGTATTCCTCAAGCAAATCCAATAGCTCTGCTTTCTGAGAATTACTAAGACTCCTTATCTGATTTAAAACATTTTGATTCATAGTAGGTACATACTAGATTAGTAGATACTAATTAAAAATTCTTTAGTGGGTATATAACTGAGTGGGTATATACTAAGTAGTAGGTATATCTACTGCTAGACTTTACCATATTATAGGGTCTTAACATCAAATGCAACATATAAATCAAAATATATACTATGGGGGGTGTAGGATTCCTACCCTGTTTCCACATTCGATTATATATATGGATTAAAAAACGCTATCATTTTGCAATACAATAGGGGGGGGTACATGAAAACATAACATCAAATGTGTAAATCACTATGTATGTATGTTATGCAAGTACCTTGCTAGCGTATGGGGGGTGGCGGTCTTTTGATTTCCTGACTTTCTAAAATCAAAGGGTGGGTCTTTTTATTTGGGTCTTACTATTGGTTCTCGGTGGTCTCCTCTAATAGAGCGATTATCTTCTCCTCTATATCCGATGCTATCTCTTCGCTATCTCTCGTCTCTTTTACTTCGACTGTGTCTGTGAATAATCCGATGGTCTTTCCTAGAAGTTCCAATGCCCTGACTCTGCTTGCATCACTATCCGCTTCCTTACTCTCATTCATTAGCCTCTCAAGAACATACTCTCTCGTTCTGACTGAGGATGCTACTGAGGACTGCTCTACCTTCTGAATTGCTCTTTGTATGCTTAGTGCAATCTTAGGGTTCGCTAGAAGCTTGCTCGACTCTGTCTCTGTCCATTTAGGCGGTGTTCCATCCTTTTTCATTTTCACATCATAGACCTCGCAATACGCATCCTTGTATGTGTGCTTTCCTTTTATGATTAGGTCTACGAATTTTCTCTGCTTCGGTGTGAGGTCGGATTGATTGGGTACG